GTAATATCCAAAACTACGCCCACTAAATCGTCGGGTGTTACAACATTATTATTCGCTGGATTGAAGCATATACGAACACGACATGAATGAAATGGTGTACACACAAACGACAAATTATAGCACATCGATCCGCGCCACTGTCCAAAAAGTGAACACACAAAACCAGCATGGGTGAATGTTCGACTCCCGCTTAACGATACAAATCCGGGTAGCAATGGTCTTGACAATAGTAACTTTCCTGGTAAATCTGTAGTCATTATTTTGCCAGCTTGAACGACACAAGGTCGTTGAATATAGTGCAGAATTCCCATATCATTTATCGATGAATTTGCTAAAGAATGGTTTATTCCAACGTTTGCATCAAACGGACTCGATGACATCGACAAAGCGGTGTCACTCACCTTACATGTAATTGCTGACCTACGAACTACAGGTGATGTGTAACTTAAATTACGTCCCGCACTGTAACCGAAAAAACTAGCCACATGACTGCCGGCTTTCAGAAGACCTCCAATTCCACCTAAAATCCAACCTATTGATGGTATAGGCGAAGCTGCTAACCCTATCGTTCCCGCTATTCCCAGCGCCTTCGATATCGAACCACTAGCGGTCTTGACCTCGTTTTCCTCTCGAGACTTTGCCATTTGAAGAATTTGCTTGTGAACTGCTGGCATTGCCGGTCGTACAGGTCGCTCCATATGTGACGATCCCCCAGTAATACGTAATGAATTCTTCGTCTTCGGAAAATAATCGTCGTCTTCCGGCATCTCCATTTGTGGCATGGGCGATATTGCTCTTGATTGGTAACCTTCCAACCGAGGATCTGTAACTCTGCAGTATACTGTAATAGTGACGTTCTGAGGTGTTGAAATTGTTGTTAAAGGTGATAATACATAACCTCGAACTTCCCACGTTTCAAATGCCGCGTTTGTCGTATTCGTTCGCATTTTATCATATAGAGATATCCATGGTAATGACATTGTTAGAACCTGGTTCGCACCTGCTCTAAGCTTCGACCACGTGCCAGTCGCGGCACCATTTAAACTCCAATAATTTGGATCTAATGTACTGGGATCTGGTAAAGGATTAATCAAAATAGTCCCATAATGTTGTGGCGCAGCGTTCAAACGAAATTCCACCTCAAAACTGGGTTGCCAATACACTGCTCTCTCAATATAAGCCTTAATCTTCGGAACTATTGCATTGGGTAGTGTAAAATTGAAGACTTGTGTACCCATTGCTTGTGTGGGTCTCCAACTAACTGATAGTACTTCGTATGGTCGACAAACCAACGACTCAATATCAACTCGTGGATATCCAATCCTTGCCACGCGTGAACCCTTGTGCGTATCAACATCATGCGTTTCGTTCTTATCAATGAAAGTTGTTATCTCTTCTTCTGAAACTGATGTCGGTGCCCCTCCTGGTACATCCATCTGTGGTTGAATAGTCAAATCTCTACACCTATTGCGAAAAGATCGTTGTGTATCTTCGTTAGTTCTCTGACATTGAGTAGACTTGATCTTCTTAATGCGTTCCAAAATAACCAATATTCGAGCTCGTACTTTCGCAGCACGAAAACGCATTCTTGTCTGTTCAGAACAATGAAGACCATTCAATGTACAAAATGGTCGCTTCAAAGTTAATTTTGCCATGTCCGAAATGAATTCACACATCATTATGGCTCGAGCTAATATATCGTACGCTCCGCCTTCACAGCAAGAAAAACTCAATGTCTTTTCTAAAATCTGCTCATTGTAATCCTCGTCAAACGAGACGTGTGTAAATGGTGTTGATTTAGTAACCAATTCGAAAATTTCCTCCATTTCTCCAGTTAAAATTCCAAGTTCCATGCACGGTAAATGATCTTCGCACAAATCGAATCTACTGTTCCAATGTATTATGTACGCGATAAGTTTGCGTATACTAGCCATCATGAGTGCAAAACGCACTCCAGTAGTAGACGAACAATAACAATCTGTATTACTACAACGTCGTTCACTTGGTGTTGCTTCACTATCATCAAAAGATGATGTATCCGTCTGTTCATTCTTGTCCGTTTCCATTTGTGGTTCAATAACATCTGGATTATTATTCTCATCTGGAAATAACG